TTTGTCTAACAGAATTTTTACGTTTTTTTTTTTTTATCTTTGCCCTTGTTTCCTCTCGTTTATCAGCCTGCCTATCTAGTAAATCGATATATTGTTGTGAAAATTTGTTGCTTTCTCCCGGACCAAAATTAGACATCTCCGCTTTCACCCCACTTCTTTCTGCGGCTTTTTTTTTCATTTTCAATGCATCTTGACTTGATTTTGGTTTTTTATATAGTTGAAAATGTTTTTTTTGTGTTTTTTTTCTAGTAGGCATTTTATGATAAGTAGGCTCTCCACCTCGGCGTCTGGTGCGTTTGCGGCGTCTTTTGCGTGCCTTTTTTTTAGTGCGCTTTTTTCGGCGACGTTTACGTGTGCGTCTACGCCTTTTTCCTCCCTGTATAGCACAATCTGGTCCAGTGCAACCACGTGGGACTGGTGGACTTCTTCTACCTAAATTGTATTCAATTGGTGTTGTTAATATCGCTGCTACTGGTGCATGATCAGAATATGGTTCATTTTCTTTTTCAACAGGATAAGTATGTTTAAAACTTTTATTTCCTGAATACAAAATAACGTCTCCTTTACGGTGTCTTTGGTTTTTTCTAGTAAACTCCTCACCTTTCTCCCACGATGACATTGGTTTACCATCTTTTTTCCAAGGAGGAACAAGAGCATTTCCCTTTTCATCCATCGTAAAACTTTTAACTATTGGTGTACAACAAGTATTTTGAACATTTTTTCCTATCCACATTTTTTTTCCATTTATAGTAAGATCGTTTACAAAACTAATCTTGATATCATTGGTATCTGAAGTTAATATAATCTCATATTCACCTTCGTGTTCCACCTGTGATAATAATTCTTTTACTGCCGCCGTAAGTTCATTGTTTACACGCTGTTTTATTTTTACCATATCCATATTGGCATTTAATCCTCCTAATTGTGGAAAATGTGCATTTATAAATACATATTTCTCTCCCGTATCGTTGTCAACTAAATAAACAATCAAAAATGGTCTTCCATCATCATGTCCTGTAGATATTGTATTAGTTTTGTAATTTTTTTTTTCTACTTTAAAATCGCCGATAATATGATTGCCTACTTGTCTAAAACGTTTTTTGTTGTATAGTAAACCAATTTCTATGTCCTTGCCATTAGGAGGAATTTTAGTATGACGTACCTTGTCCCACACTAACTTTAACGGTGGTGAGCCATTTTCCAAACTAGCTAATACATCTCGGTATACAGATTTTCCACCCCACGTATGAACGTATTCTTGCATCCCTACCAAATCGTATTTTCCAATTTTTATGAGTTCAAAAATATTTTTACGACAAGGATTGGACATTGGATCATCGCTTATTAAAACACCATCTTTGTGTAGTTCGCTAGCACCGCACATAAAACCGATACCATTTTTCTTGTTTGCTGGTCCATAAGGATAAGGGTTTCTACACCAATCAACCATAGGTTGAGAAGCTTCCCAACTTACATTATAAGTTAAAACATTGATAGACATATTGATATATATAAATGTTTAGATAATTAAATTTGATATTGTGGAGAGATTATCGATTAGTTTTTGTGTTGTGTTTAGTTTTCTTTTGTTTTGTTTTTGTCGAATTGAATCTCTTTTTTTTGCGCTTTATTGTTTTGTTTCGGTGTTTTGGTTTTTTCATTTCAACTTTCCATTGTTTGTATATTTTACGAATACCGTTTGCAAATTTACGCGCAAAAACATCACTTGTATGTATTCGTTTTCGAATATCCGTAGAAATTTCCAATTGAATGCTAAAAAACCCCAATAAAACCCCCTGATTTGCTACCGTATACTTATTCATACCCCAACCCTGAAATTTGGAATTAAAACTATATGGAATGTCTAATGTATCAAAGGCTTCTTCTATTACTGGTTTCATATGTTGGGTTAATCCCGGTCTATGCAATTGAATAGCTTTCATTCCAAATTCTAAATGATTTTTAGTACTATGATTTTTCATTCCATGAATATCTAAATGTAAATAAAATTTTGGATTTTTTCGTTTAAAACTTTTCAATTGTTTAAACCAAATTGATTTTTCTATATTGGTAACAAAATTAGGATCAGACGGATAAAGATTTGTATCTTCAAAAAAATCCACATTCCACGTCATTACAGTGCATAACTTTGGTCCTAATAATTTATATAATTTATTTACTATCTCATAAATATATTCTTCTTCATGATGAATCTCCGATTTATTTCGTATGGTTTTAACAGCGTGAGGTCCTGTAATTAATATTGGTCCTTTTCCACGGATTATTAATAATGAATCTAACATTGATATATATAAGTGATATTATTAAATTGAACAAAATGAATGGATTTATAATACATTGAATACGATGGAATTGTCTATGATGGAATTACCTGATGAAATTTGGGATTACATAAAAGAATTTACATTTGATTGGAAACGAAGTCATAAACAAAAATTTAAATATTGCACTGGCAATCTTTTATTTGAAAGTGGAGAAATTTATGAAAGATGGACTTATCCGCCTCCTGTTTGGCAAAATACAAATGATATTATTAGAGATGAATATACACTCGGTGTAAGAGATATTTCCTGGGCACCTAGACCTAATTTAGAATTGACTAGTATTACATGGAACGTTAACGCAAATAAAAATGGTGGTTGGTGGTGTGGTTATGGTTGGAAACGGCATCCAAATTTAAGGAAAACACCTACTTTTAAATTGACTTAAATTTATAATGTCGTATTATTTATAACTACAAATGACATTACCAGATCTTCCAGAAGAAATAATAGATTTAATTTTATCATATGCACCAGATTTTCATCCGAATTTATTGAAATGCCATTTAGAATTATTAGAAAATAGACCGTGTTATTATAAACGTGTTCACGCTGGTTTTAAACCTGGCATTAGTGATAGTTCAACGTGGCATAATTTTCCAAAAAGAAATCATACTATAAATGTGCAATTTCAAACGTTTAATGGGGAACCATATACATTTCCTTTAACTTTACATGCAATAGAAATTACACCAGAAAGACCACCCAATGATAGATATTGGCATTCGCGTGATATGAATTTGTATTACGGTTGGGCTAAAATGACAGATCGTGATTTTTGGAATACTGTGACAAAGGCAAATTTACTTCATGATACATTTTCACCCGGATATTATTAACTATCTTAAATTGAATTAAATAGAAAATTTTTTAATTCAATTATATGAGTATTCGTAATATGTTGAATCGTTTTAATTGTTTGGGTCATGCTGGATGTTTTGGTAGAGGATTTTGTAGTTCGCCATTTCGTTCGAAATGCCCTGAATGGGGAAATACAATTCCATTTAAACCGCCAATTGATGGGGGGTGGGTAATAAAAGTATATGATGGCGATACTATTACCATTGCTAGTAAATTACCTTATAAGAAATCGCCACTTTACAGATGGAGTGTAAGAATTAAAGGCATTGATTGTCCGGAAATGAAAACACACAACAAAAATGAAAAAAAAGTAGCAGAGATTGCTCAATCAAAATTATCAGAAATCATATTGAATAAGCGGGTAAAATTAGAAAATGTTTCAAATGATAAATATGGTCGTGTGTTGGCAGACGTGTATTATCGTAAATTAAATATTGGAGAATTTATGTTGAAAAATAGATTGGCTGTTGAATATTTTGGTAAAACAAAAGAACCACCAAAAGATTGGTTAAAATTTTATAATAATGAATATCATCCTAAAAAAGAAAAGGTTAGGCGAGATGTTCTTAATCATCGTATTGCACTAAATCAAACTTATTTAAAAAATGGAATGAAACCAATTTATGAGACAGATGTTGAAGTAATTGTGTAATTAGATATCGAGTGTTGGTGCATATGATTATTTTATTGAAGCATAGAAACGATATATCCATTTAAACAACTAAATACTGCCAATACAGATAGAATTCTTAAAAGATCTCGTAGTTTTGGAAATCCAATGTTGACTTTTTTTTTACCAGCATTAATACCTATATTATAATGCATCATTGCTTCTACAAAAAATATTACGAATGTCACAGCAGTTACTAAATAGTTCATATATATTAAGTAAATATAATAAAGGGTTTAATATAAAATTATGTAATATGAATCACTTATTGCTTACAACACACGGTGCGGCATTATTTCCAATGGGTGTATTTTTATGGAATTGGAAACGACGTAAAGATATGCCTAGCGTATTTATGTTTATAAAATTTATTTATGGTGTATCATTCTCATTGTTATATCACTCACATCACAGTTTACCAGAGGACAAGGTTTTTACAACGGATTATGATTATGATAATTGGGCTCTTTTGGATGGCTATGCGTGTAGCAGTTTGATTTTCACAACTGTTTTATACGGACTAAGAGTGAGAGAACCACAATTTTATATAACTAGTTTCGCTGTAGAAAATATTGTATTGATTGTATATTTGTGGGAAAATTTAAATCAACCACTTATCATTACGTGGTATTTGTCTATTTGTAGTTTTATAGTGGTTATTTTGAAATGGCGTACAGTATGGCGTTATTTATTACGTTTCAAATGTTTATCCTTTTTTTTTAGTGTCTCTGGTATTGTTGCTATAGTAATGTATAGTATTGCTAGTCAAGAATGGTATAATCAAAAATATGTAAAATACCATAGTATGTGGCATTGTTTTGTTTTTTCTACTGCTGGATTTACTGCTTTGTTGCGTTATAATTTAGATGAACAATTGTATCCTATAATTAATAGAAGAAATCAATTGGATTCGATATAATTTGGTTATTGTAAATTAAAATAACGATATTAAAAAATAATTGATATTGTTATTTATATGACAACTACTGTATCGGTTGAAAAAGTTTTATTAGATGTTTACAATCAAGTTGGCAATATTGATAAATCACGCGAAGGTTCATTTGTTCATTTTGTTTCTTTTTCTCATGTATTGGAAATGTGGGTAGAAACCGATATCGTATTTATGGGTTCACATTATAGATTATTGCATAGCCCAATACAAGATGATGTTATGGCTGCTAGTGAAGGAGAACTTATCGTGACAGATGACGTCGGTGATTTTTTTAAAGTAATAACTAGATTAATGTCGGAGACAGACAATGATATAACGGTTTGGAATAGAAATATTAAACATAGTATTACAAATAAGCATCCGCTGAATTATACTGAATTGGGTATACCGGAAACAGCATACATAGCATTTATTGGTGCTGCTATTACCAGTTTATAAAATTTGGATTTATAATGTAAGTTAAATTGAAATTATTTTGTTCTTACATGTTATTGATATCGATGAACAAAGAATATAGTAAAAAGCTAAAAAAAAACAATACGAAAAGTTATACCAAAACAAAACAAGTGAAATCAAAACAAATCGAATCAAATATGGCGAGCAAGTTAATTTATGATGTGAAAGGTAAAGTTGGTGGTGTTGATAAGAGTTATTATGAAATGAGTGATGCGGAGATTAAGGAGCTGATGGGGATGGAGCGATTTTCCTTAACTTGTGCCCCGGGCGGTGAGAATAATAGGGGTATGGAGATTATAGGGAGAATGCCAATTAAGGGCGAGGGTTTCACGGCTCGAGATATTGAAGGATTGGGTCCTTATTTTGAGAGGTTTATGCCGTCAATTATGGATGAGGTTAAAAAATTGTGTTTTCCGAACGTGAGCGTTTTAGACCTTAATGTGTTGAGTATGGACGATACAATTGATGAATTGTGTGACGAAGATCAAGCGAGAGTCCTTATTTTAAGGGATTGGGCGGCAATTTCTACGGGATCTCACGGTTGGACGACCGAGGTTTTTAAGGAATTGGCGTCAAGAAGATGGGATGCTGAGTATTTAGATCCAAATAAGTATAGGACCAAGGTTGTAGACGGCAAACCAGTTAAGGTGCGGGGGAAAAGGATGAATAAGCGTGCCAGAACTAATCTATGCTTTGTTGATGGTAGAGAGCAAGAGCCAGCGGTATTTGAGGGCAAGGGAAGTATATACGACCTTAAAAAGATGGCGTTCCTTAATAAGGGCGTTGAAAGACTACGACAGCAAATAACCGATGGGTTGATAGAGATTGGTAGTAAGACTAAAGTAGAAATTAATGTAGTCGAGGGCAATCGATATTACAACCTTAAAGATACGGGTATTGGGTTTCATGGCGATACAGAGCGGGTTGTTGTTATATGCATTAGTATAGGGTGTGATAACTATCCAATGCGTTGGCAATGGTTTAAGGATGGTATGCCAGTAGGTAAGCCGATTGATATACGCCTTAATTGTGGGGATGTTTATATTATGAGTGAGAAGGCTGTAGGTGCCGATTGGAAGAAAAAGAGTAAGTATACTTTAAGGCATAGTGCGGGTGCGAAAAAGTATACGAGTTTAAGTAAGTGGGAAAAAAGGATGCCTGCCCATCAAACCAAACTTAAGGAAAAGGCAGATAAAAAAGCTAAAAAAGAGGCTGAGAAAGCAGCGAAATTAGCAAAGAGACAGCAGACAAAATTGGAAAAGGATGCGATTAAGGTGAAGAAGGCGGTGGATAAGGCTGCGAAGAAGGTTGTGAAGAAACCTAAAAAAATAGATACTGAAAAGGCAGCTATTCGAAAGTATAAAGCAGCCTTAAGAAAGCACGACTGGGAGGATAGCGACGCTAGCTTTTACGGGTGGGTAGCACTGGAAGCGGAACACGAAATTAGCCCGAATAGCGAATATTTTAAGGAGTTTGGGGCAATTTGGAGCGGGAAAGCAGAAAATTATGCCCAGAAAATGAATATTAAGGAGTGGGAGGGACATAGGGCGTTTTATAGGAATTTGTGTGCTTATGGGGTCTATTGGTAGGTGTATATTGGTAGGCGTTTGTGAGTTAGTTGGTAAGTAAGAGAGTATATAAAATAATAAAAATATATAAAATATTTTTTTATTGTTTACAAACAGGTTAATCATATTTTTTAAATGGTATAAAATAATGTTTATATCATTATGAAATGAACAGAAATCAATTTGCATTGTTTTTCGTTTTTATGATTTTGTTTTATTTGTTTATGTTTTTGCAAATATTGCATGAACTTTATATATTGTATACATGCAACAACGGTACTTGCCAGTTTCCAAATCAACGTAAATTAAATTGAAATTAAAATATTGTTTTTTATTTAAATAAAAATTAATATTAACATGATGGCACAATTACAAGAATTCAAAATTTTATTTTTAGGAGCAGCCAACACAGGCAAATCTCATCTCCGACAAACATTGTCTAGATGCGAAATTCCAGAAAATTATATACCTACATTGGGTGCAGAAGTACGCCCCATTCGTTTATTTGCTAACGGGGATATATGTCGAGCAAATATTTGGGATTGCGCTGGAGATAATCGATATGCCGGTTTGGAAGGCGGATATTATAAGCAAGCACACGCTGTAGTAATATTTAAAGAAGATGGTAGCTCTAGTCATATAAAATACGAAAATTTATTAATTAACATTGGATTAACAAATATTCCACGATTGTATATCGATAATTATAAAAATCAAAACCAAACCATTGGTGAATGGAAACAACAACTATATGATTTGTTGCATAACTAGGATTTAAACATTTAAAAAAGTTAATTAAAAAATATATACTTTTTTTATTTAATGGGTTCATGGTTATCAATTGAAGATTTTGAAGAATTTGGATATGAAAGCAATGATATGCTTTTAGAAAAAAAACAAAAAAGAAAAAAAGAAATACTATTAAAAAAGATTTCTTTTTATAATTTAATGGATAAAAAAAAAAGTCCGAAGGAATTATTTAATCTAGCCAATTCTTTTTATACTGGAACATATCATACAGACAATCCAACCAATGTAGTTGACATTAGAGATGCTGCATATTTTTATAAAAAAGCATATGAAAAATTACTTTTTTATGTGCAACATTTAGAAATAAGTTTTGATTCAGACTTACAAGATTATTAAATTGATATGAATTTATTTATTTCTTTAAAAATAAATAAATTGTTATAACATGTCTTTCGATTCCGGTGATTTTGTTGTTTATTATCAAAATGACATACCAATACATGCATTGGTTGTACAAAAATGGACATCCTTTAATTATAATAAATATACACCCGACGCCTATATAATTTCGCCTGTCGAAGGAATATTTAAATATATTAGAATTAAAGGAGATGATTTGAAACTGGTTAAATTAAATACGGACCAGAAACTTATGATTTTAACATCTCTTGGGAAAAATTGGTTTTGTAATAATAGAAAATTATTTAAAAAAGCACTTCAAAAATAAAACAAACCAAAAATAAAAATGTAATGTTGTGTTCTTTTTTGTTTTTTGGTTTTTTGTTTTTGTTTTGTTAAACATAATAAATAAATTGAAACATAATGTTATTAATTAATATGAAAGCTATAGAAATGCAATTTATAAATACAAATGGACTACCAGATTGGTTGAAAAATATATCAGAAGGCGACACAATCGACATTTTAGATAAAGGAACAACAGAAAAATATAAAAGTAAATGGATGTCTGGAACTGTCAAAAAATTAGAATATATTATTGATTATGGCGAGGAACTTGTTCCACATAAATTATTTATTCATTATCTAGGTTGGTCCGATGTTTGGGATGAATGGATTTCATTAAATGGAGAAAATATAAAAAGATTAGCACCTGCTTACACAAATTGTATCGATTGGAAAAAAAATATTCAATTGGGCGATTTCGTTGATGTAAAAATTACTTCTGACTATATTAAAAATTTTTGTTGTAAAGAAATGGTTTGCACTTCTTGTAATAGAGGACCACACGATATGGGTTGTATTCCTGAAGTATGCGGTATTGGAAAATTAGATATTCTTAATCTGTGGCGTTTAGGTAAAATTATTTATAAAAGCGACAAATATATCGTTGTTCATTGTTGTAAAAGCCACGTATGTTTAAATAATCATAAATATACAAATCCCAAGTCAATAGTGTTTTCATTGAAGGTTGATTCTGAAGATTTTATGCCAGCATCTACACACACTTCAAAGCATTGTAAAAACTTTTATTGTAAAGGATGCTCGCTACAGTTTGATAATATACCGTGGAAACGTGTATTACAAAAAACAATCAATAACTATTTTAACGATTTTCCTTTGACTATTTCCTGTGAAAAAAAATATCATGAAACACAATGCCCAGTATGTTGGGAAGATTTTGGGGACGACAAACAAAAAATGTGGTTTAGTTGCGGTCATTGTATTTGTATTTCATGTTTCGATGAATTAAATAAAATGAATTCTGATATAACAAATAATTTTAACCAAAAAAAATGTGTTTATTGTAGAAAAAATATATTTGATTATGACCTTAATACTAGTTGCACTATTATTGATTTAAATAAGGATACCGTTTTATTTAGTGAAAATAAATTTAGAACATTCGTGTTGTCTGAACCAAAAAATGATAAAAAATTCTTGTATATTGATTATCATTATAATAATGGTGAAACAAATCATATTCATTGTAAATATATTGTTTGTATGGATATTTGTAATGAAAAAAATTTTAAAGAAATGGATAGCGTATTTAAAAAATATTTAATTGCGCATTTCAATAAAAATAATAAAACAGAAATAACTATGCAATTTATGGATCACGAACTGGCTAAACAAATGATTTATGTTTAATTGATTGTAAATAAGCCAATAAACGAATTAATAAATTGAATTGATTATTATAAATTTTTTATGTCGTTAGTTATAAAGTATGGATTACGCTTATCATAGTGAAATAGTCGAACAAGATAAGAGAGAACAAGAATTAGATAAAGAAGCTGCTGCTACTATATCTAATCTTAAATTTTGTAATTTTAGGACGGATGGATTTAATAAAAAAAAGTTCCCTGTAGATTTTTATTTGTTAAAAAAAATGTGTGGAATAGGTAATATTTTAGAAGATGCTCATATATTTAAATATTTATTTGGCTTTGAAACGCGTAAGGGATTTTCTGAAGAAGAAGAGAAATTTGATTTTTACGAATATGATATTAGATTTGATCAATGGAACACTTTATTGACATTTCTTAAATTTGGTGAATGTAAACTCATTAATGGAGAACCAGAACGATTAATGGAAGTTTGTAATAAATTTGGTGGTATACCCGCTTATGATAGATGGTATCAAAACATAGCTCAACGCAAAAAAAAAGTGGAAGATAAAAAATATAATCCTATGAGACCCGAACAAGATACAAATAGCTCCCTGTTAAGACAAGGTGTATTTACTGCAAATCTAGAAGACCAACAACAATATAATGATATGCACGATTTCCGGGAAGATATAATATTGGAAAACTTCGAATGATTGTGTTTATAATATAAAATTTTTTTAGTTTTTTATATTATATGATTTATCAAGTTCCCAGTTTACTATATAGTTATTATGTAATTTTAGGACCAAAATTAAGTGCGCGACTTGAACAAATGATAGGAGGACATAATGGTAATTACGAACAAACGTATGATGTCGAATAGTAAATGATTTGATTTTTAAATTGAAGTTAACATATTGTTTTTTGTTTTAGATATACAAACAACAATATGTCAGCAATGTCAGCAGTAGCACAATTAAAAGCACAAACCACAATGCAAACAGAACCAAAAACCAAACCAGAAAAAGGTGGCTCTACAAGTGATGTCAAATTTGATCTCGATGACAAATGTTTGACATTGTATATACGTCCAGATAAAAGAATGAGTGTTGATTCTAATACTACGGGAATACCAGAGGAATATAGAAAAGAATTTGAATCTGAAGGATTTTGGGAATCCAAAATGGGTCAAATGATTGAACATCAAATCATTTCTAATATGTCAGACAATAGTTATTTATACATTGGATATAAAAACGGCTATTTTGTTGGTTTTGATTGTATCAAGATTGTTAATTGGCTGAATAGAGCAATTAATGAGAGACAAAGTGATACAAAAAGATTGATAACACGGGTAGTCGTTTCGGAAGATATGGAACCGCATATTAGTTTTACCGTAAGAGGTTTGAATAAGTTCGTAAAAAAACCAATGACTACTAGAAAATATGAAGTTGATGGACCCGAAGGTTCAAAGCTAGAAAAACACGTAGAAATGTGTTATGAATGTGATTTACATTATGATGATAGTGGAAATCTAATGCGCAATGTTAGCACACTAGAAAAAAGACTGTTGGAAGAAGCGATGAAAAAAATAGACGACGCACCACTCGATGTCCTTACAGAATTTATGAATGGCGTAGAAGCTCAAGTAAACAAAAAGCAGGGAGAGGGCGGATGTCATTGTTGTGAAGGTGCAAATCCAGAATAAATTTAAATAAAAAATTATATTAAAAAATTTTTTAATGTAATTTTTTTATATGTTTTGTTGTTTAAAGTTTAGGATAAGCAGCTGAATCCAACCACGCCTCAAATGTTTGACCCGGAACAGCATTTTTTAACCAACCACGATTCAAATCTCTATAAACTTTAAATCCTTCTTTTCCATCTTTTTCTCCATCTTTTTCTTTTCTTTCAGGACCATAAAATGCATCTGCATATAGCGTTCTACATTCATTTACTGTGTATTTATTTAGAACCCACCGTCCGTTTTTTAGAATCATATACTGATGTGGTGTATCCTCATGGTCTGGTTTTTCAGGAGTGTTGTCTTTACGTTCATGAAATGCTTTTTTTCCTGTAATGTTTTGGGTTTTCATCATTTCAGTAGCCGGTGTTGATTTATTGTTTTCTAGGTCCAACTTGTTTTGATATCTTGCATCTTTTCGCCTTCTCCACTTCGATTTATATGGATATCTTACTACGTCGTGTGTTTCTCCATTAATGTCTGTTACTTTATATTCTTCAGTTAAATCATTTTCCCATAAGTCAAAGCGCCAATCGGCACTGGAATTCGGCGTGGTTTTCAATGATGGATAATTCGGCATTTTATATAATACTTTTATTATTATATAAATTGTTTTCAATTTAATTTAATACTTGAATTCATGTCAATTTTTTAAATGGGTTCATTTTGATGTGGGGTGATTGACTCAGATATATTAGGTCTTATTGTCCAGTTTTTTAAAATTGTCGCCGTACTTTCATTTAAATTCATTATCGTTGATTCTTCTTGATGCCTAAAATCAATATAATTTTCCATAGTGTTTGTATCTTGTTCGGTTTCGATAATATCGATATGTTCTTCTGTTTTAGGTAATATATCATAATTATTAAACCCCCTTGTGCTTGCACTATTTTTCCATTTTTTATAACAGTCTTTTGCCAAATCATAAAATATCATACAACAAAAACAACTAAGATATGACAAATAACTATATATTATACAATTCCCACACTTGCTTTCTTTCATTATATAGTTTATTTTTTAATTTTTATATGACTTTTATATAATTTTATATGACTTATAATTTTTATATGACTTTATATTTACATGGTTCTAGATTAGATTATAATATATTATGTTTGTTTAATATATATGTCTATTGATAACATGACTTTACAATGTAGTCTATATGAAATTATAGATTTACCAGAAGGATGTTGCGGGCAATTTTTATATCTTTCAAAACCAAAATGGTGGCGTTGGTATAGTTGTTGGAAAAAAAAATATTTTCAATATAACAACAGAAAAATAGATATATGGAGTTTAAATAAAACACATAAAACGTGCAAATCAATGAATATAAAAACAAGCACAAGATTAACACAAATGGATGTTGGCGTTTATAATCATACAGCTATATATAAATTTTCTATTATAAAAGGAGGTGGACGTTATCATTATACATTTGCGTCTCCCCGGAGAGAAAAAATTTATATATTATGGAAAAATATTTATCGATATATTAGTGGACACGAAAGTTTTTCTACGTTTATTCCTGATTAATTGTTTGTTGGATGTATATTAATTTTCTACTATTGCGAAGATATCATTCGTACTAATTACTTCATGACCGTGTGGATCATTTTCAGCATCCGGTGCGACTATAGGGGCGTGGTTCCATCTTGCCTCTAGGGGATTGGGGGTATTACTTGCGTCTCTAACTGTATGATTAGTTTCTGTATTGGTATTGTCGGTCGGAAATATATTTATATAACTATGGTCGGGAGCTATTATTCTTTTATAATGACCTCTAGGTATATCAAATAAAGCATCCATCCCAGAACACAATAAACCCATATTTGATTCTTCTATAGCAGCATTAAAATTCCATCTACGCATTATACCTCCTACTACTCTACTTATGATGATCTGTGGTTGTATCCCACAATCACACGCCGGTATAACTTTATACTCAATATTTGGTGTGTTTGGACTGAAAAGAAATGACGGATTCGTTGGCGACATATTATTCGATGATATCGATTTATGTTTAAATAATATAAATAGTATCAATTCAATTTAATTATCCTATCCCGTCCAAATATACATTATCTACTGTAACCGGTGGGGCGGTGGGTGTTGGCGGCGATACCCTATAAACAATACTACCCTTTCTTATCACTCTATGTCCGGTACAAGCACCCGGATATTGGTCTACTTCTCCTAACGAACTATGACTAGGAAGATATAAATATCCGTCATTCAATTTGTTGCGCTTATCACATATCTTTTTAGCACGCGTATAATTGTGATGTAAATCGCCCGTTGGTTTATGCATTGCATCGTCTGTTAAATCTATTCCATATTGGCCCCACGGTTTCCCGTCTTTGTCTAATTCTATCCATTTAATAAACCATTCTTGTTGTAAAAATGGAATAACATCTAAATCGAAATTATGAGACCACGTGCCGTCATATTCCCATATTTTCCTTTGAATATCATTTGGTAATTCTTTTAAACGTTGGTTGAGATTCATTTAATAATTATTAATTGCTATGCTTTAATTAATAATAATTGTTATTGTATTGTCGTTGTATTGTTTTGTTATGTTTGGATGTCGTTGGTTGTTTTTATTTTACGCAAATTTTTTAATGTTAAACCAGATAATGATTTTAGTTTTGTTCGAGCTATGGTCCAACGACGTTTAGTAGCCTTTTTTCGTTCGTCTTGATAATACAAGTCAATACTGTTTGTTGCTATTTCTAAAAATTTTCCAGCTAATAGTTGCGATTTGGTTTTTTCCTTTGGCATATATTTAGTTTAGATTATTTACGTCGTAAGAGAAAAACTCGTAGGAGGAGAAGGAGAATGAGAAGGACTAGGACTAGGAGAAGAAGGACTCGTAAGAGAACATACAAATGGTTTTAATTTTCTACTATATTTTGAATAATGTCTCTGAATTCTTGATATGCTTCATTGTGTTCATAATCATCCACGTCAATGCTGTCTAGATTTTTAAATAAAAGTTTTTTGGCTTTTTTGGTGCAATTGATTTCACATTCAATGGTTGGCAAGTATCTACTTTCCGTGCCTGCTCCCTGTGCTTCTTTGTAATCGATTTCCAAATATTCGTTTTTGCCAAATGTTACCTTTAAATATGCCGATGCATCGTGTCCGTATTCATCCATTGTATGATCATTATATTCATATTCTGCTTTGACGGTTAAACCTTTTAATACACTTACATGATCTTTACTCGAAATATTGAAATACTTCATAAAATTGTATCCTTCTGTTCTTAATTGTTTCAACTCTTTTATTTTTTTTTCATATTCATCGATTTGTGCGTTAATTTCTTGGATTGAACTCATCTTACTTGTAAATATGGTGTAGAATATTAAATCAATTTAATTATAATATAACTTGAATTGATAAGTATTTGAAAATAACTTATAACAGTAAAAACTTATAAGTTATTTTTTACAACTATTTTTAGCACAAAATGTATCCGTTTGTGAATGACAATTTGGACACAATATTCTCAAATTCTCTACCCTATTATCATTATGAACACCATTTATATGATCCAATTGTAATACTAATCGTTTATTATTCCAATTTGGACCTATCATACAAGATTCACATACTTCTCCCTTCAAACCCCTATCATACAACTTTTTTTTTAAACGATATCCAACTAAATATGTACTATCTTTTTTGAAAATTTCTTCAAATGGATAAGCTTCAGAGTATTTTTTTTTATGATTTCTTTTTGGATCAAAATGAGATGCATCTATTTTTTCCCTTCTAATTCTATTTTTAACTGTGAGGCTAAATCCTCCATTTGTTACACCTATTTCTCTAGCAACTTGTGTATATGAATAACTTTTTTTAACAATTTCTTTAAATTCTTCCAAAGGTACTGCCCATATAGGACTATATTTTCCACCAACTAACGACATTATAATTAATAATTAAATTAAATTGAGTTGAATTGAATTAAAATCAATTTTATTTAAATATATAATGAATGCCAAAGTTTATAATTCTTTGATAAAATTGGGTTTAACAAAAAAAGCATCAACATCAATATCAAAATTAAATTTTAAAGGTTATAATATCCATATTGCATTTACCGAATTCGGCAAACATATAACGTGGTGTATAAATATAAAAAAAATAAATATATGTCATAAAAAAGATTGTTCTTCTCATGCGGAAGAAGAATTAATAAAAAAAATAAATAGAAAATTTTATCAAAATAAAAAAGTTAATGACATATCATTATATTCTATTAGAATTAATAAACAAGGAGAAATAAAATGTGCAAAACCATGCTTAGATTGTATTAATTATATTTTAAAATCAAGAATAAAAATAAAAGAAATTTATTATTCTAATAATGATATATTGTGCAAAATAAATCCAAATAAAGAAGATTTTAATATTGGATACGGTATTTCTTCTGGGCGAAAGTATTGGTATTTGGACGATGCTATAAAATAAACTAAAGAACCGGCAAATAAAAAAAATTTTATTTGCTGGTTCCATTTACGGAGCTCTTCCCCTGAGCTAAGGTCGCCTAATTAATAGGATGCGACGGGAAGGTTTCGATCCATCGACCTCCGGCTAATAATGCAATTTTGATTTGCTGTTAAGAACCATGTTTTTTTGACTTATTTTTACCTGAAAATGTTGATGTTTGTGAATGACAATTTGGACATAAAATTCTTAAATTTTCAATTCTATTATCTGTATTATTACCATTTACATGGTCTAATTGCAAAATAAGAATCTTATTATTATAAAAAGGCATTTGTCCACATTCTGAACACTTATTTTCCAATATATTTTCTTTTAATAATCTTCTTTTTAATCCTCCTCTATGATATTTACCTTGTTGAATACATAGTTGTTTTAATGTTTTTCTTTCGGGATATTTAAAATGTGAAATATCAATATTCAAAATATTTATTCTTTTTTTAATTTTATTCCTTGTTCTCTTATTTAAAGAAGCTATATAACCACATTTTTTAACTATATCTTTTAAGAAAACAGAATTTTTTACTATACTAATAAATTCATCATCGGATATCGTGTATAATTTACACATATAGTATTAATTGAAAATTTTTTTTATTGGATTTAATAAGAATTTTAATTCTTTAAATCAACTCCGGACAGTGTGAATCGAACACACGACATTTGGAGCTACAATCCAAAGCTCTACCAACTGAGCTATATCCGGGCATTACAGATTGGTGTTTAAATATGTTGTTCAGGAACAAGAATATCATAAAACCTTACCTCCATCTGCATTTCTCAACCCCTACCCAACTATGCTAATAAATCCACGATTAATTAGCAAGAAATGACTTTATTTAGCGTGTGATAATTGCTGTTTCCAATCTTGGGTGTTGTGTTTTTAGAAGTCCACCTCTTCTTCACGCTCAAAACAGGGGTCGAACCTGTGACCTCGCGATTAACAGTCGCACGCTCTAACCAACTGAGCTATTCGAGCTAAAGAAAGAAATAATTGTTGTTGTTGCGGATTACGTCGAAAATATATTTTGATTTAGTTTATTGCTGTAAGTAATCTCTTTGTTTAATAATTATGCTGGCTACTTGTGTGATTATACTTAAGTATAATCGATAATATTTAGATTAGTAAAATTTTGCTGCATGTAGCCATTAAATAGCGATTGTAGGTTTCGATCCTACGACCTTTCGGTTATGAGCCGAACACGCTTCCCCTGCGCCAAATCGCTATGTGCCCACCGTGGGGCTCGAACCCACGACCACAAGCTTAAAAGGCTTGCGCTCTACCAACTGAGCTAGACGGGCATTACACTTTCTCTGGTAATGATTATTGTTTGTAATATATACAATTCAATTTAATGTTGGCTTAAAATTCATGTCAATTTATTTGTAATTCATAATTTATAATTTATAATTTATAATTTATATATTTTTTATTGTTCACTTCAGATATACATTAAGGTGTTTTCTTTAAGTGATTTAAATATATTATAAATATGCTATTGGCACGATTATAATATTATCTTCCTATATGCCATCTAACTGGATGCGCTGGCGGTATTTTTGATGGTATGCCAAAATACATTGGCCATGCCGGACATTGTTTTCCATACGGACAATTTCCACCACATTTACATTTATGATGACAAGATGATTTGGTTGTAAAATATATAGTTGCGCTAATTATAGCTACTATTATTATTAACGTCCAATTTTTACTTATATTCATATATAGTTCGATGAGATTTTAATGCATTAATCAATAAATTAATGGATAAATTATTTATGACCAACCTTGCAAATAAAATGCAGATAACCATACTAACCAAAATACAGGTATTATCAATTCTAGTTTGGAAAATATTGCTATAATTATTGCTAAAATAGATTTTTTAGTTGCTTCAACATATGAATTATATGTATCATTATCATTTGTTAAATATTTTGCACCATCTATACCCAATATAAAAAAAGACCAACCAACAACTAACATCAATCCTAATAAAAAATGCGTGTTCGAAAATATATGTTTTATTTTTTTTATAGGCATTACGCTACCCCATACACCAAATATTCTTAATAAAGTTATTACAATAAATATACTAAATGATATTAAAACATGAAATTTATGTTCTTGATTCATATTAAATAATTTTTTATTTTCCGTCATATAATATATACATAGATTTTTGGTTTATCATTTGTAAAGTGGAGAGAATTATAAGATTTTACAATTATTTCTATGTTTTCTTATACTGTTTGTATTTAAATACGGCATTAGACAAGCACAAAAAGGGTCTTGTTCATCTATTAAATTTTTTTGTTCTATATTTTTTTGAATTGTAATGTTTTGATGTTCTATTTTTTCAGTTTCTTTTTCTATATTGTCTAATAGTATCTCTATCTTTTCAAGTTCATTTAAATCTTCCTTTTTCTCTCCACTTTCCTTGATTGAAATGGTTATCTCATGGTTTTCATTTATAACATCTTTATTTTCTTCTATTTTATTTGGAGCTTCTTCTGGATCCGACAAAATATCCCATTCTTCTTCACTATGAACATTTTTACTCATATAATAATGTAAATAAAAAAAAGCTGTCTCCTGTCTTTATTTTTTTGGTTTTTAATTGTTTTTTGGTTTTTAATTGTTTTTTGGTTTTTAATTGTTTTTTGGTTTTTAATTGTTTTTTGGTTTTTAATTGTTTTTTGGTTTTAATTATTTTTCTATATTGGCATATTGTCCGAATTCCGACAATTCGCGGTCTTGTTCTCTTTTATTGCTCGCTATTGTCTCGTCGATAAATTGGGCGAAACGATCGGACGCCAAATAATAGTCCTTATCGTAGGGGAAGGACGCCTTAGGGCAATCCGCGTATATATCCACTTCGGTATCGGCATCATAGTTAATTGGTTGTGCTTGAACCGCCGCTGGTCTAGTAAAATAACGGTAAGTAATTGCTGCTGCTGTTGCTGCTGCTGCTATAACTGGGTAAGACATAGTTGTAATAGTAATACAATAGTAATGTAATAGTAATGCAATAGTAATGTAATAGTTCTCGCTCTTGAATGTATATCACATGTAAGAATTGTTTCATTTCAATTTATAAATCGCGTTTCGATGCTGTGGTGCTGTGAATTAAAAAAAGTCTCCCTCCTAACTCTCTGCTATTTTTTATTTGTTTTTTTTTTGATTTTTTTTGTTTTTTATTTGTTTTTTTATTTTTTTTCGTTTTTTATTTGTTTTTTTATTTTTTTTCGTTTTTTATTTGTTTTTTAAGTGTTTTTAATTGTTTAAGGGTTTGGGTTTATTTATTTTTAAAGATTTGAGTTTTGTTGGACGTTAAATAGTGTTACAGGTTTGTCTGCTATTTGGGCTTCGAGTTCGCCTACGACGTCTTTTAAGGTATAACCGTTCTTTTGTGCCCATAAGAGGAGTTTAAGGCTCTTCTTTTTAAGGTTATCCGACAATCTTTCTACCTTAGCTAAGCATCTTTGTTTTGCTGCTTCTGCCTTAGCTTCCTTAGCCTGTTTCGCTGCTAATTTATTAGCGGCTCTACGCTCCTTAAGTGCTTTAGCTTGTCTCCTCTTCTCAGCTCTTAATATTAAGGATGCAGCCCATTCTACATCCTTCTTAGCCTTAAGTCTAGCCTTACGCGCCTTAATTGCCGGTTTCAAATCTTTAAGGTAAGATTTGGTAAAGGCGGCGATAGGCAAATTGTATTGGTTTAATACTAATCCGGACATAATTTGTAGTGTTTTGTTTAGGTTTGTTTTGTAATGGTATTTGCTTGTTAAGTTTTTATCGTGTTTGTTTAATAATTCTTACAAGTAAGATTCATTCAACTTCAATTTATATAAAAAAGTTGTTTATTTTTATTTTTTAAATTTTGTTATTTTTTATATTTTTTGTTTATTTTTTGTTTATTTTTTGTTTATTTTTTGTTATCAGTGGTGTTTAATGGTGGACATCCCCAACGATGATTCCAACCATCATGTGTTGGTATATCGTCATCTTCATCATCACTTTTATCCTCTTCCCACTCCTCATCGTCATCGGTTTCTTCATCACTATCCCATTCGTCCTCTGATTCATTATCATCCATAGAAAGACCAGAGCAACTCCACTTTTTAGGTTGAGGTTCATCCATATCGCTATTATCTCCTACGATGAATTCATCATCCTCCACCACTAGAGCTTTATCCACATCCGATATTCTCAAATATTCTCCGATACGTGAGACAAGAGCTCCCGGTAATACACGCCCCACATCACGCCAGATACTCGAAAATTCCAACAAACTTTCGGCGAAATCACGCTTATGAATTCTGTATTTACCCTTGTTATTCCATTCAATAGTTGTGAATTTATGTCCACGTCTACTAGTGTAATAGTTGTCATGACCATTGATATAATCTTGTTTTCCCGGTCTATTAGCATCATAACAATGCTGATAGCGGTCTACAGCACCAGAGACAAATTTCTCGTCCTCGAATCTTTTTGGTGCTGTGCGCCTGCGACCGGATCGTCTGTGTGGTTGTATCATATTCATTGTGATTAGTGTTTTGATTAGGTTCTTGTAATTACTATGTATTTAGTATTAGTATACATATCACAAGTAATATCTGATAAACTTCAATTTATACAAATGTGTCAGTTGCTGCTGTGTAGTTGGACTGACGATGGGTTGGACTGACTAATTAATACCGCACAAAAATATATTAAAACCAGTAGGTCAGTATACATTATATGAATTTAGTAAAAGATAATATTTTTTTTACAGGAAATTCCTTTCCTACTGATATCGTTATGGAAAAATTCAAATTATTTTGGCAGTATCCTGTCATCACAGAAAAAACATTTTATCAACAAAATAAAAATACACCCGGGTACATCGGTATGCCGTGGGCTACTATCATTGATAAAAAATATCACCCTAAAATTATTTATCAATTAATGCATAAATATATACCTACTAAAAATAATTACACTTGTTGTCAACACATTTCATTCAGAAGTTTAATTCCCCTATTTCACGCATTCGGTATAAAAACATTATACACACCACACAAAACTATTGGTGAAGATCAACTATTAGATATCACAATAAAAGCTTGTCCATTATACGCTGTTAATGTTGAAGATGATAGTCGCAACAAAGCATTTGTTGAATTCGATGATAAAGGTTTCATTGAAAAAGAACGTAAATATTTATATAGCTTTCAGGGGGCTTATGACCAAAGATGGTATATGACTGATGTTAGACAACGTTTGTTTGATATGACACATCCCAAAAATACTTACGTCAAAAATATAGGAGAATGGCACTTCGATAAAGTAGTATACAACGATAAACAAAACAACAAAGGAGAATTAAATATTAACGAAACACACACACAACATAAAGAAAGCTACAACGACCTGCTTCTAGGCTCCAAATACTGTTTATGTCCCTCAGGTTCCGGACCAAACTCTATTCGATTTTGGGAAGCACTCGCCGTTGGCAGCATACCAATATTACTTTCTGATACTTTAGATTTACCCAAATATGATGTGGAAGGGGCTGATGGTTGGGACGAAACTATTATACGTATTAAAGAATCAAATATTGAAACGATTCCCACCATTTTAGAAAATATCAGTAAAGATGATGAAACTAAAATGCGCACTAATTGTTTAAAGGTTTACAAATACTTCAAAAATAATTTTAGTGGAGAGAAATTGGAATTAATATTACATACTGATTCCGGCAATTGGTATAACAAAAGTATCTAATTAATATTATTATTTAAAAAATATTCATAATAATATTATATAAATGCACACCATATTCACATCACATAAATTTTCTTTAGAAAATTGTCCACCAAATCTTAAAACAAATTTAGATAAGTGGAGAGATTTTAATCCATCTTACAATTTTAAATATTACGATGATGACGAATTACACGAATGGATGGAAACACAAACAAACAAATTAATTCATAGTTTTTTTTTAAAATTAAATTCCGGTGCTGGTAAAGCCGATTTATTCAGAATATGTCGTTTGTTTTATCAAGGTGGGATTTGGATCGATGCCGATTTACCTGCATTTGATATCAACAAACAAAAGAGCGATTTCTCACAATGTTTAGATGATAACAAAGGAATAATCGTAAGAAATAGAAAATGTGATAATCCCAGATATACACTTATCGCATCATTGCCAAACAACAAACTATTTGAAGAACTAATCAAACTTATTAATCAACACATCTTATATGCACTGAAAAATAAACAACAACACATTACAACCATTCATATAACAGGACCATTTGTTTTACATAAACTTTTAACAAGCAAATATGATCTATCGGATATAAAAGAATTGAAATTAAATTATACATATGATTTTGATGATAGCAACTTCATATATATTAATGATATTGTCCCCGAACGTGATAACTATGTTGACGAAAACACATATCCCGGTTATCAACAAGATTTGCAATTTATGAATGTCATTCAACATAATAGATTGAGTTGTGTTAAAAAAACTTAACCTAAAATTGCTTTTTTTAATTCTGGCTTTACACCAATAAATAAAGCCTGAACTCCCTTTCTACTTTGATGCATATGCATGTGTCTTAACAAATTCTTTTCTTTTAACGTCTTGAAAACTTTAACACCCTTTTCTGCTCCAGGAAAAGTTGGATCAGGTATTTCATGATTAGAACCTACTCCAAAATCATCTATCACTATTATACCACCATTTTTTATCAATGTCAATGCTAACTTGAATTCTTCAAAAATATGATGTCTATCATTCACCGAATCCAAAAGTATAAAATGGAATGATTCCTTTTCTTGTTTTGCTAACACTTCCAACGAATCGCCCAAAATCCATTCTATATTGTTTAAATGTTTACAAATGTCTTTCGAAACAGTTATCGAATTTGGATTGTTATCAACAGATATAATTTTCCCCTCTTTAATTGTTTCCCCTAACCATCTCGTCGATTCATGACGTTCATTATAACTTCTAATTGTTCCTGTTTCTAAGGCTTTGATAAATTTATTGTTACCAACAAGGTTTATACAATCACGTAAAACTTCCATTATAAATGAAATTATAAAAATACCTTTATATTTATATTGACTTACTGTTATTTTGTCGTTTTTTCTTTTTATTGTTTTTATTGTTTTTATTGTTTTTATTGTTTTTATTGTTTTTATTGTTTTTATTGTTTTTATTGTTTTTATTGTTTTTATTGTTTTTTTCAAATGGTTCGTGGTATTTTTCATTTATAATATCCATCTTTCCTCTAATATAATTCATAAAACTATTGCGACGAGGTATCCATCCCAAATCTCCTAATAAAAAATCGTCTTCTTCCATAAATACAGGATCGTTAGCCAAACCCATTCTTTTTTTTGGTATTGTATTAAACGTAGGATTCAATTGATTTAAAATCCAATATTTTGGCGTAGATGGTATCGAATTTTTCATATATATTATATAAAGTTTTTAATTATACAAATAACACGGTTGTCATTGACGATTAGATTATTTATGATTTATTTATCGATATTTTATATTTATATAATATATCGATGAGCACAAAAATTATATTAAAACGGTGGAAAAAAGAACAAGCAAGAATTAAACAAGAAACAGGTGGCAATGGAGACGTATATAAATTATTATTAGACCTCCGAAATTCTTATTCACAAACATTTAGGTTAATACCCAAATGGCATCACAAAATGAAATATGCTAACCAAATATGGCATTGCGACCTCATTTGTCAATATATACAATATTTAGAAGATGAACTCAATGAAACCATATACAATCTTAAAATGGCTCAACAAGGGTTTGATGAACGCAACAAAACATTCGGATTCGATAAATATGTCAATCGAAAACTTAAAAATTTTCAAGGAGAAGAACGTTCAAATTTATAAATTTATATACAATTAAATATATATAATGGATAAAATTATTGAAAATCTCAAACGAGAAAATATATGTTTTAAATGCCACGACTTATTAGATTCCGATTCGAAAATATATGATCAACACGTTAAAACGTGTAAAGGGGGTGATACTGAAGTTATCACTACGAAATTTTATACAAAAAAAGAAATGACATATCAAGCAGGATTACAAAGAAAAAAGTCATTCGTTATTGGTACTACGTGGGGAAATATAGAAAGACCAGCAACAAGATAAATATTATAAATTTATTTGTATAATTTTTTATATAAATAAATTTCATATGAGTTGTTTATTTAACAGCATGAGTCATTTTTTTCCGGAAAATAGTTATGATATACGTCAGAAAATTTGTAATTATTTGCAAAATGATGGCGTCATAATAGAAGGTTTAGATACAAGTTTGATATTATCATTTGAAAGAAATAATTATATACAATGCATGAGAAATACAAGCACATGGGGTGGGGCTATCGAAATTCAAGCAGCATGCAATATATGGAACACAAAAATTGTTGTTCATAATATTCGCGATAGAAACGGCAGCAAAATAGAATTTGTTCCAGTATCTAATAACAGTGATAAATGTATAAACATTACATGGAGTGGTGGACATTATGAACCCATGAGACATTAATTGTGTTGCGTTGTGCACTGTTAGTGTTGTGATTACCAATATATTATTCTAGCCACACGATATTTTAATCCATGTAAACCTCTCTCTTCTTCTTCGTTCAGACTTTTTAACGCGTAATATAATCTATACACCATATGACATATATACAATTCTATCAAAATTCCTACCATAGAAAAGAAAGTATAACCACTCCAATCAAAATTGTCTGGAGTTGGAATATAAAATGTTATCAACACCCAAGTAATTGTTTTACTCGTTATGTTTAAAACGCTATATATTAAGTAGGACAAAACTAGTCTTTTATTATAGTTTTTCGCACCATAATAACCCACAATATTCATTACCAATGGTAAAAAATACCACGCACTGTATAATGCATACATAAAACAAAAAATACCATCTATAACTGAAAAAAGCTTCACACTTTTTGCCAAATTATATGCCAGAATAGTTCGGTTTGTCACTCGCCCTGCCGCTGTTGCACTCGCTGTTATTGGTGTGGTTGGTGGTGGAGGTGGTGCATTTACAGGTCTTGCGACATGAACCACAGTCCCTTGCTCTATATCTCCAGAATTTATTTTATACGCTACCGGTGTAGTAGATCTATTCGTATTTGATTGTGAATTCTCTTCATTCATCATTTAAAAAAAGATATCACAAGAGTTTTAAATATCTTTCATAAAGTGTTTGTTTATTTTATGTATATTTATTTTTTATATATTCAAATGAGTTTTCTTTTTATTAAGTGGAGAGATTAAGAAAATTGAAATTGATAGAAATCGTGAATCGGGTGGAGTTGTGGGGTTAAATAGATGATTAAAATATATTAAACATAATTTTATAATTTAATATATATTTGATGAAGAAAGCATCATGTGTGCTTGTTGTAAACAAAAAAAACAATACATTTCTTTCTGTATCTTTAAAAAATGACCATGACGATATGAATTTGCCCGGAGGTCGTGTTGAAAAAGGCGAAACATATATCCAAGCTGGTATAAGAGAAACAAAAGAAGAGACCGGGATAACAGTTTGGAACTTAAAAGAATTACATTGTGATATCGATAGTGGATGGACCGTAGTAACATATTATACACACAATTATTTGGGAAATATATATACGCGAGAAAATCACGTTGTTAAATGGTTGCCCCTCGAATATCTAAATAAATCAAAACTATGGGCTGAATACAATAGCGTTGTTCATGATAAATATATAGATGTTATGAATGGTCATGTGGATAATGTTGAAGGTACTATGTAGTGCCTTTTTTTTAGTTCCTTTTTTATTGTTAACTTTCATTACGTGTTTAGTGTCGTTATACGTTTTGTCTCATTAAGATTTCTAAATCGTCCATAAAATGTTGGTGTTTTGTTTGTTTTGTTTTCAAAGTATGATTTTCTATTTTTAATTCAATGATTTCTGTTTTTAAATTTAATATTGTTTCTTTTAATTTTTCATTCTCACTTTTTTTTAAATAATTGTTCAATGGTCGCCTCAATAGTTTGGGCGACGAATCATAATTATTTAATGGATTTGATTTCTTTTTAAAGTTTGATGTTTCTTTTATTTGAAAGTCTAAATGCAGTTCATTTAATGTTTTTTCCATTCGTTGTTTACGCTCCCTTTTTTCTTGTTTTTTACGCTGATATTCATTAAATTTATCCAATTTATTTAAATAAGTTCCACTTGTATTCAATGTATTTTGAATTGAGATATTTTCGGGATATGTCTTTTTTCGATACGGATTGCCTCCACTTAAAGGATACATTATAAATATTAATAATGTATCGTTTTTAATTCGTTTATATCATACCTAATTGTTTTAATCTATTCAAAACAATTGCTGAATGACAATCGTCGCATACCGGATCTGTCATTGGAGATGATTCTTTTACAAATATACAATTACATTTTATACAACAATTTATATCCTGTTTAATAATGGGTTTATTTTTAGATGATTGGAGAGAAAAGTTGAGTCGTCGGAATATACCAAACATCGCGTATATGTATTTATATAATATATATTTTATTTGTTTATTTGATAACGTGATAATATAATATTGGATATATATATCTATGTCGAACAAGCTAAATGGATTTGCTTTTTTAGCGTTAGCTTTATTATTTGGTATGAGTGGACATTCATGTTTAAAAGCATCTAATGGATTCAAACGTGTAAATTATGCCATATTATGTTATATATTTTTCGCTTTAAAAATATATTTTATGGCAAAAGCATATTCACTCATGCCTTTAGGTATTGCCAATGCATTGTATAGTTCTGCTATTATTTTGTTTACAACCTTTTTAGGTTTAATGTATTACAAAGAAAAATTAAACAACTATTCTATTGTTGGGATTTTTAGTATTGTGTTGGGTGTTGTATTAATGCAAACGAATAAATAATCCGTTTGAATAATTAATTAAATTGATGTTGATTTATTACTTATAAACAATATCAATATACTATAGATTATAAAAACAAAAATGGGAATTGAAACCAAATACGATTACACTTACTATACAGTTATCGATACTGAACAATGGCGTAGAGGCAATGAAGAATGGTTGGGTTATGATGATGATGATAATGGATTTACTTGGGCAAAAGCTATTGAATTTATCAATTATAAATTTAAAAATAGTGAAGATACATCTGTCAATAAATATAGAGTTGATTATGCGGCATATGAACAAGATATAGACGCTTGGATTAGAGCCCATGAAAGACATAAGGAACGGACTGTATTCGTTCAATTTCAAGATGATCAACAAATTAAAACTACCGGCGGAGGTTCGTTGTTTGTGATATATAAAGAAGAAGAAGATGAAGATGAAGATGACAACACGTTCACGAACGAATATAATAACATTCATAGTCCAGATGGTCATTATTACGGAGGTGTAGATGGTTTAGCTGGTGCGGGCGGACGCTTGTGATTAACGCCTTCCACCAGATTGCGAGTCCCTGTTTTCCGATATGTGTGCACGAACTACATTCATAAAATCATCGAAATCATTATATTGAAAAAATTTTATTTTATTTTTTCTTCCTTTCTGAAATACTTGCCACGTTGAAATTAAATAAATTAATTTTTTTACGTCGGATCCCTGAGCAATGACTCCATTTCGAAATTGTATGCGTTCTTCTGGTGTTAAATTATCTGTATCGTTTTCAATATTATATATTAATTTAAATAAATCTTCTGGAGTTGGGTTTTCATATTTTTTTTGTATCTGTTTTTCCTCTTGTAAAATATCATTTAAAAAATTACTTCCACTACCTCTTTTGCGCCTAGATTTGCGCCGCGATTTACGCCTCTTTCTGGTGCGCTTTCTACGCCTTGATTTACGCCTAGATTTGCGCCTTCTTCTAGTTCTTTTTTTTCTTCCCCCATTTCTTTTTCTTTTTCTGCTTCCACTATTATTTGTTTGAGGGGGATATATTTCCTTTACTTTTTGTATTTGTTGTTCAGGTGTTAAATCCTTCAACTCTTTCGTTAATATATCTCTTATAGTCTTTGCTATTACTTTTTGAACTTCAGGATTAAAATCTGAGAAAATTCCAGTAAGACCAGCATCATCCATAATTTCTTTACTTGTACGTGCCAATTTATCTTGTTCTGCAAACATTATTTGTGGTGATGCTATGCGTCTTCTCTTAGGCGATGGTTCATCGTTCCATATATAATAACTAAAGAATATATCCCAGGTAATCTACCACCTACGCGCCTCCTATCCCGCCGCGCCTACGCCTGCCCCAACTCTAACTAAGAAATCGGTAGCCTATCTAAACTTTAATAAAATATAATTAAAAGTATCATTATACATTTAATTATATTTTTGATCTAATATTATTCTTCGTCGGAATGACCGCCATTACCGCCCTAGTTCTACGCATATGTAAGGAAGGAGACTACGATGACTATGACTAGTGTGTAATCTAACATATAGAACCGCCTACCATCCCGCCTAGGTCCCGCCTAAATCCTAACTGAGAAATCGGTACACTATACACGTGAATTAAAAAATAGTTTTAAGTCGTATTCGGGACTACCTTTTTTGTCTTGTTGAGGACGTAGCAGTTTTCATATCTTGCTAAGGACCGTTTACTCAATGTGGGGTTTGAACCCACGACCCTCGGCTCATAAGACCGATGCTCTACCAACTGAGCTAAATGAGTTATTGCTCTTAACGCCTATTCTCCTAACCAATCCCCCTGGGATCTTCTATATTTGCAGTTTAAGGTCATGCTTAAGGGACCGACGAGCTCTTAACGCCTCTTACTATATTGGACGAATCTGGAACGGCACTGCCAAACGCTCAAGTGCAGTTTAAGGTCATGCTTAAGGGACCGACGAGCTCTTAACGCCTCTTACTATATTGGACGAATCTGGAACGGCACTGCCAAACGCTCAAGTGCAGTTTAAGGTCATGCTTAAGGGACCGACTAGTTTAAAGTCTCGCCTGGGACTACGCCGTTGAATGGTGTGTTATAATTAGTAATTAGCATAGGATCGTTGGATTGGATAACTATAGAAATCCGGGTCATTGTCAGGCTGTAATGACCTATCATATTCATCATTATCAAAACGAGGCATTGCAGTCTGACGCGTCAAACCCTGAGGTGGTCTCAAATCCTCGATTGCTTGTTGCCATTCTCTGTCGTAATTCTCATTGTAAATCGCTCTTTCACGTCCATTGTTATCATACACATATGTTAGACCACCGCATTTTCTCCATTTGCGACTCAGGCGCTTACCATTGCCTAGGCTGATTTGCCATTCACTGCTAATATCACCGTAGATATTGGCGTCGTCCTCCCAACGCTGTTCAGCGTAAATTTTGTTATTATAACTCTCAACTGGATACATTTGTTTTCTTAGTTGTGCGTTCATATTGAATTGTTTATTTGCTTGTTTGATAATTGTTACATGTAAGATCCATCCAACTTCAATTTAGTATTATATTTTTTGTAAATTGAAGTTGTTTTATAATTACATGCAACATTCACTATAACAACAATATACAAACATTACAATACTATTTCAATACTAAAATGACAACACGCGTTATACACTGTGGTAATTGTGGCTTATCAGGTCATAATAAACGTAGCTGTAAAATCAATACTAAACGCCGTAGAAAAGTTAAACGTAAGCCTAACATTAGTCTTAAACCAAAGAAACGCGTTGTTAAATGCGGTTCATGTGGTGAACAGGGGCACAACAAAAAAACATGCGGTAAACTTATGAAATGTGCCGAACGTATTCTAAAGATACCCAAGTATGAATTATGCCCTATATGTATGGATGATTGCAAAGGAAAAACATGCACACTCGAGTGCGGGCATACATTTCATACCAAATGCATATTCACATGGTTTAAAAAGAACAACAATTGCCCATGCTGTCGCGCTGAAGTTCCAGAAATGAAACAAACAGTAGATACAACAACTATAACATTGCCTAGTCCAGCCTTTATGGGTGCTATGATGAGAATGGTTGATGAATCATTAGAGGCAGAACACGCACCAATAAGGTTAGAAAATATGACTCCACACAGATATCTAGAAGCAGTCATGGTCTATACACATTTGACCTTAAATAGCTTAAGTGCAGAACGAAGGGAAGAATTAAGCCGGATGGAAGGCAGCACTGGCGGATGGTAAATATAAAAAAATATAAAAAACGAGGGGAGGGCAGTCATTTTTTTATTGATATAATTTTTAAAGAGTCTCGTATTTATTATTATTATTTTTAGTACATTAATAATAAATACATTTCAAATTGGTTTATTTTAAAATTAGTGGAGAGAAAAAGAAAATTGAACTCAGCCATATCGACCATTCACATGATAATCCCGCGTCGAAAGGCGACCTTTTTTTCTCAGTTCAGGCTCACAAATTAAATCACTTCCTATTATTAATCTACACCGCATACAACCCTCTAAATCAAACTCTTCTATCGTTTTAGTATGGCGCCATTCTATACATTTACAATACGGACATTTCATACTTAACTTCCAAGGTGTAAGGCTATTTAACCATTTCCAACAATCAGTCATCTTACATATTCTCTCCAAAATATTTTTTTAAAAACCAAATAAATGAAAACATGAAAATATCAACACTAAATAAATTATATAAATTAACCAAGCATCTTGAATCTTGTTGCTTCCAAATACTACTAATGCCACCAATAACGATATGACACTCAATATCAACGACCAAACACTATAATTTCCATGACTATCTAAATATTTATATTCGAATACAAATTTAAATATATAAACAGTCGTAGTTAAAGCTAACAAAAAATATAAAGTTTGCAACAACTTTAATCTCATACCTATCGCAAATATACTCGTCAATATAAACAATATCAATAACATACTATATATAATAACGATATATTATACTGTAGTATCTAGCTATAATCATGCGGCGCCTACGCTTACACTACAATCTAGTATATCTAACTAAGAAATCGGTATAGTATCATCTAGCTATAATCATGCGGCGCCTACGCTTACACTACAATCTAGTATATCTAACTAAGAAATCGGTATAGTATCATCTAGCTATAATCATGCGGCGCCTACGCTTACACTACAATCTAGTATATCTAACTAAGAAATCGGTATAGTATCATCTAGCTATAATCATGCGGCGCCTACGCTTACACTACAATCTAGTATATCTAACTAAGAAATCGGTATAGTATCATCTAGCTATAATCATGCGGCGCCTACGCTTACACTACAATCTAGTATATCTAACTAAGAAATCGGTAATGTATAAAAAAAATTGTTCCTAATCAACTGGAACTGTGTGTGGGTGGAGAGTGTTTTTATTTGTTTTTTTATTTTTTATTTTTTATTTAATATTCTTAATCGGATTCATCGCCGGATAGTTCTGACAATTCTTCATCGCTATCGAATTCACTTAGTGGTAATAGAGAATCTGACTCTTTGTCGTAATGCGCGATATGTTCGAGTTCACTTGTTTCCATATTTTTTACAAATATGTCGTTTGTGGTATCTTTATATAGGATTTCGTTAGGACGACTTTTGTGCTTGAAGTGTTCTAATCCTTCAGGCAATTCTTCGTCAGGAACTTCCTTAATTGATTCTTCAATCATTGTTTTTTCTTGTGGTAGATTGAAGCTAGATACTTTAGAACCTATGGTTTCTCCTTCGTCATTAAGGATTGGTTCTTCAGTCAATTCTTCTGGAACTGGCATATCTTTGAGGTTGAACTGTTTTTTTAAGGCTTTTGCCTCTTTGCTTTTGCGCTCTAATTCTGCTTTAGATTTCGCGTTTTTTTCAGCTTTTAATTTTTCTTTAGCGGCTAATTTATCTGCTTTAGCCAAATCTTTTTGTTCTTTTTCTAAGCGTTTTTTCTCCTTTTTTTCCTCAGCTAATTTAGCTTTTAATAAAGCTTTTTTAGCTTTTTCTTCCTCTTTTGTTTTAAGCTTTGCTAATTTTGCCGCTTTCTTTGCTTCAGCTTTTTCCGATTTCTTTGCTGCTGCTATACGCTTCTTCTCTGCTTTTTCTTCAGCAGTCATCGAAGCATTTTTCTTAGGCACAGCTGACGTCGCTTGCGCTGTTAAATCAGCTATGATATCAGAATCACGCACAACACGTTTCTCTTTTTTCGGACGACCACAACTTTTCGACGATTTTACAACAGGAATACCACTAGAAACAGCATTACGGCACTCCTTCAACGATACACTTAATAAACCCAACGAGTTCAGATGTTTTAAGTATGACGATAATTCATGCTCTACCAACTTTTCAAAACTACACACATTTACGCTATAACTAGACACGGACATTTCTGGATTTGGTTCTGGATTCTGATTTGAGATTTCACTTTGCATATGCTTTAATGAATACAACATGTAAGATACTAAAATATTCAATTTTTACTTTC